TCCGACGACCTCCTGCCGTCCGTCGCCAGACGCACCAAGAAGGCTCTGGAGGCCACTGGACGGACGATCAGCACATTCGACCCAGCCACCGTCGGTCGGCCGCTGTACGGTGGACGGACGGCCCGCAGGGCAGGGACGCTGGACGACCTCATCAAGTACGCCGACAACCCGGATGCGGCGGAGGAGTCTGCCCGCCAGTTGCTCGGGGATGCTCAACTTGCCCAGATTCGCAACCAGCCGCTTGCCAAGTCCTTCGGGCTGGGCCTGCCGCTGGGCGACCCGTTGGTCGTGGGTGACTGGCTGGGGAAGGGGTTTGGCGACCAGTACGCCGACGTGCTGGACAGCATCGGCCAAGCGTACCGCTGGAGCCCATTGGGTCGAGGGCTGGCGGCAGGCTTCGACGGCCGCGTCGGCGGAGCGCTCGACGCCGAGCAACAGATCACCAACATCGCTGACTGGCAGGCCAGGAAGGTAGGCGGTGGGGCGGCAACGGCCGAACACACCCTGCAACTGGCTCGCCTCCGAGCAGCCCACCCGGATGCGTTCTCTCCGGAGGGCAACGAGCGGCTCGGTCGCTACCTTGAGGGCGCCGCTGTTCGCACTCCGGAAGACGTGCAGTACGTCACCAGCCGCCCGGCCTTGAAGGAGTACGCCGACTGGTGGGCCACCAAGCGCGACACGTCGCTGGGCGAGCGGCGAGAACTTGGGCTCAATGGCGAGCCGCTCCGGGACAAGTACGGCATCGACTACCTTCCGCGACGGGCCGACCCCGCCCTGGAGATGGAGGCTCGTGCCAATCGCAAACTAGGCAGCGAGTTGTCGTTCATGACGAGCGACGCCCTGCGCCGCACAGACGCCATGTCCGTTCCTGGTGGCCGGCAGACCATCATTGACTTGTCGAAAGACACCAATGTCTCAGGGCCGAAGCGGACACTGAAGATCGACGAGGCAGCGGCCGACTACATTCGCAACAAACTCAATGCACTCGTGGCTTCCGGCCAGCCAACCGTCACGATGCAGAAGGCTCGCAGGATCGCCCGCGTCCTCAACGCACTGCCAGACGAAGTGGTGCAGAAGATGCCGCTGTTCGGGCAGCACCCAACGGAAATGATTGGGTCGTACGTCCGCAACACGGGCGAGGCATTGGGCACCGGCACAACGCTCCTCGACTCACTAGCGACGTTTGCTGTAGATCGGCCCTACAACTTGGTAGACACCGCAGGTCGCGGCAGGCACGTCGCGCTGCCAACAGCGCTCAAGCGTCTCGGGCTCAAGACGTACGACGACGCAACCGATCAGGTGTTCGACCTGTCGGCGGGCGGCAAACTGTCCGACATCACGCCGCAGGTTGGAGCCGCACAGCAGATGCGAGAGCGGCTCGCCAAGTTGCTCGGCAAAGACCCGGACGAGATCAACCTCAATCAGTTCTCCATCCCGGAAGAACACATCACCCGGCTGACTCGTGCCAAAGACCTGTACAGCACGGGCGAAGCGTCTGGCGCGCTGATGAAGTACCTCGACCACTACACGCAGGCGTGGCGTGGCTCGATCTTGGCATGGCCCTCGCGGGCAGTGCGTGACCTGTATTCTGGGGCGATCAGTAATTGGCTGGAGGGAGCCCTGGACTGGGATTCCGTCCGGGCCGCAAAGGCACTGGTCATGGAGGGGCCAGACAGCGAGAAGTTCCGCAGCACGCTGGCGTCCATTCCCCGCTACGCCAACGACGACGGGCTGGCCCAGTTCTACGCCGACCTGTCCAGCACCGGCCTCGTCAGCGGCGGATCAGTCAGCGACTTGAGCGCCAGCGTCACGGGCCAGCGGGCACTGGACAACATCGTTGGAGCCGACCCGATCAGCATGGCGTCCATCGGCCGTGAACTGGGCAAGGGCTGGAACCCGCAGGACTTCCTCAACTGGCGATCCAAACTCAAGCCGATGGCCGAGCAGACCAATCCGCTGCTCCGTGCCGGCGAGCGGATGAACTCGCTGACCGATGGCGTCAACCGCCTCACCGGATACCTGTCGCTGCTCAAGCAGGGATACGATCCGATGGCTGCGGCGGCGGCGATGAAGCGCGCCCACGTCGATTACGCATCACTTTCCGGGATGGAGAAAAATCTGCTGAAGGCGGTTTTTCCTTGGTACTCGTACCAGAGCAGGATTTTCCGCGAAGTGCTGCGACAACTCGCAGAGCGGCCGGGTGGACGGTACGGGCAACTCATCCACGCCACCGAAGCGTTGCAGGACGAGGGCGACGACACCTACATCCCGTCTGGCCTGCGGTCGCAGTTTGCTTTCCCGATCCCCGAGATGTTCGGCGGCGTGCCAGCGCCCGGCACGCAGACCTACCTCACCGACATCGACGCACCGGGCTTCGACCAGATCAACATGGTAGAGACTCCTGCCACGCTCGGCGGTGCTGCCTCCGGGACGGCCCGGCAGATCGCCATGCAGTTGCATCCGCTCGCTCGGATGGGGGCGGAGTTTGCGTTCGGCAAAGACCTGTTCACGAACCGACCCGTTGCTGAAGCCACCTCCAGCCTGGATGCCATCGCCCGTGCTGTGAGCGGCAATCCGTACGCCGATGTCCCCGCGATCATCGACAAGCCCGTCGAGGCGCTGCCGTTCGTGGGCCGTCCGCTCTACGTCGCACGCTCGCTGCTCGATGATCGGGGCGGGCAGTCGCTTCAGCATCGCGTCGGCAAGACGGCACTGAACGCCCTGTCCGGAGTCAAGGTCCGGGACGTGGCCCAGCAGGACGTGCTGGCTGACGCCATTCGGCAGATCGAGGAGTCCATCGACCCGTACACCCGCGAGTTCCAGCAGACCTACATCCCCGAGCACCTCCAGCCTGGAGTGCCGCAGTGGGCGTTGCAGCGGATGGCCGTCTCCCGAGCGCTCGGACGCGAACGTCGCGAAGCACGGAAGAAGACCGGCGAGAAGGCGAAGAAGTCCAAGAAGCGGAAGTCCGACACCACCGCCATCTCGCTATTTGAGTAGGGCAGGCACGGACGGAATGTCCCGCCGTACCTGCGACCAGTCGATGTAGCACCGCTCCGCCAGTCCCGGCGTCTTGTGGCCGAGATGCAGCCGACCCTTGCCGGGATTCTCCATCTCGATGTGGGTGGCACCGCTCCGCCGCAGCCACTTCGATGAGCCCGAGAACTTGATGGAGCGCAGGTACTTCCGCATCCGCCGACGACCCGAGTTCTTCGACATCACCCACCCCAGCACCCGCCCGTCCGGAGATCGCTCCAGCATCTCCTGGACGGCCAGCAGGCAGGGCTGGCTCATGGTCTTGACGTGCGGCTCGCCGGTCTTGTGCTGCGACCAGCGGACGGCTCCGGCCTCAAAGTCGAAGTCATCTTGCCGCATCTCCCACAGATCGCCCTGCCTCGCACCAGTTTCGTACCCCAGCAGCATCCAGCACCGGAGGAAAAGCCCGACTGTCACCCGCTTTCGCCGCACCTCTTCGGCGAGGGCGAACGTCCCCTTGACGGCCGTACAGCACTGTTCTATAGTCCACGCCCTAGTCGGACGCCGGGCGATTTTGATCTTGACGATTCCTCGCGGCGGACGATCAACTACTTCGGTTTCGTAGGCCCACTTCCAAATGCCCACGAGAATCGCTCGCTCGGTCGCTGCGGTAATCGAAGCCACTTCGGCCAGTCGCTTTTGCAGGTACAGGTTGATGGCCTCGACGGACAGCGTGCGGCAGGCGGAGCAGACAGCACGGACGTTTTTGGCATAGTCGGGACTGACGCATCGGGACCGCAGGTAGCGTTCCACCAAAACAGGGAGGTTCTTGGACATGGTTGCCTCGCTTGATTCGCGGGATGCTTTGGCGGATCGCGGCACCGTTGGTGACGGTGGTGCATCCGGCAAATCCGGAATCCCTCAAACGGAGCCCCTACAAGCAGCATGTACGGCCCGTGATTCCGGGCTGTCCACGAACCATGTAGGGGCCGTGATTCTGCGTGGAGAAGCGAACGCAGACTATCACGCCAACGAAACGCACAGGTCGTGCAGCCGAGTCAAAACGCTCCTTGACTCACCTGTCCTGTACGACCAGCGGTACATCGCCAAGACCCTGCCACCGTTCTCCAGCAGCGCCACCGATCACGGCACGCTGCTGCACTCGTGGCTGGAACTGGGAGACGACTTCCTTGAGTCGCTGGTCGTTCCTCCGCCTTCCACCCTAACCGCCACCGGGCTCGTAGGCAAAGAAGCGGAAAAGTGGGCCAAAAACGAGGCTCCGGCGGGTGCTCTCGTCGTGTCTCCGAAGGAGCGGGCCCAGATCATCGCGGAGGTTGGGGCGATCAAAAGCAACCCCGCTGCCGCTGAACTCCTGTCCACAGTCGTGGAGCATGAGTTGAGCGTGTACTGGGAGTCGGCGGACGGCCATCGGCTCAAGTGCCGCTTCGATGCCATGACCAGCGACGGCATCGCCATCGACCTCAAGACCACCCGCGAGGCAGACATCCTCGCGGACTTCTGGAAGTCGGTGATGTCGTTCCGCTACCACCTCCAAGATGCGTGGTATCGGTGCGGGATGGAGGCGATGGGGCTGGAGCCGCAGCCGCTCCGCTTCATCGTCATCTCCACCTCTCTTCCGCACGACTGTCAGGTCGTGACTCTGCCTGCGGCTGTGGTCGCAGAAGGCCGGCGGCTCATGGATGCCGCCCTGGCTGAACTCCGTCTTCGTGAAGACCTCGACTGGTGGTTGCCGGAAACGCACGGCGAGGTCGTTGAACTCCAATTTCCGGCTCATGTTCTGGGGAGAATCTGAAATGACTTCGGTAATCGCAGAATGGCCCGCCAGCAGTGGGCATCTCGACAAACTGTTTGAGGCCAAGAGCAAGGCGCTGGGTGCGATGAAGAACGCACCTCGCACCAGCAAGAGCCACTTCGGCAAATACGCCGACTTGGCGACCGTGCTGGACACGATCCGCAAGCCGCTTGCCGACAACGGCCTCGACGTGATTCAGTGTTTCGTGCCGTACGACGAGCAGCACGTCATGCTCGTCACGACGCTGGGGCACTCGTCCGGTCAGTTCATCCGTTCGTTCCTGCCCATCAAGTCCTCGCTCCAGCCGCAACAACTGGCGGCGACGGCGACGTACCTCAAGCGTGTGGAACTCGCGGCCATCGTCGGCTGTGCGGCGGAGGACGAGGACGACGGCGAGACGGCCCAGCGGGTTGCGGTCGCAGCCGCCATCACCGACGAGCCCAAGATCGAGAAGGCGCTGATCGCCAACATTCGGGCCGCGAAGGACGAGGTGGGTGTGCAGGGCGTTCTCGGCCGCGTCGAGCGTGGCGTCGAGGGCGGGCAGTTGTCGGCCGCTGCGGCGGAGCGTGTGCGTCTGGTGGCCGCTGACTGCGTGGCGAAGTTCGCCAAGCCGGCGGCCAAGAAGGAACAGCGGGAGCCGGTGGCGGCTTCTTGATCGGAACTGGCAGGGCAGGGCCACCTCCTCAGCGGCACGCCGGATGCCGTCCTCTCATCCGGCACTTCAAACCATGACTCAAGACATTCAACGCTACATCACGCTGGCTCAGGGCGTTTCGGCGCACGCTCAGGCGGGAACGCTGGCCCACGAGACGGCGGTGTCGTTTTGCAAGGTCATCCTGCCGGCGTTGCTGGTGGAGATCGAACTGGCCCAGCGGGTAGACGCCCGGCTCTCGCAGATGTTCCCGGCCCCTGCCGCCCCGCAGCCGGAGTGTGCTGCCACCGTGTGCAGCAGCCGGCGGGCACCCCCTGCTGGCGATACGGCTGGGAAGGCCAAGAAGAAGCGGGCCAAGCGGGCCACCAAGAAGTCCAAGAAGAAGGAGGGCAAGGATGTCCACGCTGCTTCGTGACTACCAGCGGTCTGCCGTTGCCGCCGTGTGCCGTGCCGCCAAGAGCGGGCAGAAGCGGATCGTCGTGTGCCAGCCGGTCGGCTCCGGAAAGACGGAGGTGATCGCGGAACTGTGCCGCATCGCCCGCTACCCGCTGCTGATGGTGCCGCTCATCGACCTCATGCGTCAGGGCCGCGACCGTTTGGAACTGCGGCTGGACGAGCGATGCGACATCGAGCAGGGCGGGAACTTCGCGGAAAGCATCGAGGGGCTTCGCCGGCGAGTGATCGTCGGGTCGCGTGACAGCCTGCTCTCCAGCGGCCGGTACAAGGCGACGGCCTACGAGCGGGTGTCGCTGGTGCTGGTAGACGAGTGCCACGTCGGCATGACGCCCCGCATGGAAGAGATGCTTCGGTGGTTTGAGCAGCGGGGGGCGACCATCGTCGGCTTCTCGGCCACGCCCTACAAGGGCAAGGGCAAGGCGCTGCGGTACTGGCCTCGCCCGCAGGTTGTCTATTCGCTGATGGACGCCATCAACGACGGCTACCTCGTCGGCCCGCAGTGCTTTCTCAGCGAGGCCAAGTCCTTCGACCTGACGCTCGTGGACGACGAGGCTGGCGGCTGGAACAAGTCGCAACTGGCGGCCGTCCTGACTGCCGAACACTTCGCCCAAGAGGTCACGAGCCTCGTGCTTTCGACCTACCGCAACCAGCCGTCCGTTGTCTACGCCTGCAACCGCAAGCAGGCGGAACTGTTCTGCGAGGTGTTCGCCCGCTACGGCGCCCGTGCCAGTCTCGTCCACTGCCGCCAGAACCCGGAGGTGCGGAAGGCAAACATGGACGCCTTCCTGGCCGGCGACACCAAGATCATCGTGAACGTCGGGATCTTAGGGTACGGGTGGGACTTTCCGGCCCTCCGCAACGTGTATATGGCGGCGCCGACGCGCTCGCTTTCCCGCTACGAGCAACGTCTGGGGAGAGGAACCCGCCCGCTGCCCGGCATCATCCATCCGGAGATGAGCCGAGACGAGCGGCTGGCGGCGATTGCGGCCAGCGAGAAGCCGCACTTCAACATCTACGACATCACGGACAGCAGCCGGAGCCACCAACTGCTCAACGCCCTGCAAGTGCTGGATGCCAAGAGCCGGGTGCAGACGAAGCGCCGCGAGCGGCTGGCCGCATCGCTGTCGATGGAGGGCACCAGTGCCGTCGAGGCGATCCGGCAGGCCGATGCCGTCGATCTTGCGGAACTGGAGGCCCAAGCGCAGGAGATCATCGAGAAGCGGAAGCGTCTCATCGTCGGCGTGAACTTCGACCATTCCACCCGCGACCTGTTCTCCGAGCCGGAGGGCAAGAAGAAGCGTGGCTGGCGAATGATGTACGGCAAGTACAAGGGCGTGCCTCTCGACTCCATCCCGGAGGGCTACCTCTCGTGGGTGCTGGACTCGCAGAAGAAGCAGACGCCGTTCAAGTCTGCGGTTCAGAGGGAACTGAGCCGCCGCAAGGAGAGCCCTGCGTCCCGGTAGGAGGCCGCGTGAGTGAAGGATCACCAGATGAGCGTTTCATATCTGAAATCGGCGTGGCAATGGCTGTGGAGCGGCTGCTTCGGGCAGGCTTCCACGTTGCCGTTCCCATCGTGGACGACGGCTACGACCTGCTGGCCTTCGATGTGCGTCGGTATTGGCGCATCCAGGTCAAGGCGTCCTCGTCTCGTGGCCCGAACCGGTCGCGGATTCGCATCCAACGCGGGAGCGACAAGCAGCATGTGTATGACCCGCGTCACGTCGATGCGTTCGTTCTTGTCAACACGCGGACGAACGTCGTCATGTGCGTTCCCGTGTCGGAAACAAACGGCAGGCGGTGGGTCTCCTGGCGGGCTGCGGACAAGTGGTCAGACATGGGCGTCCTCCGGAGCATCCCCCGCATGAGGTGAGCCGCATCGACAATCTGAACGGCTGCGTGGGTTGGGAGAACCTCTGGCACGCAGACGCATGACCCACGACCAGAAGGGATCGTGACGAAAGTGGGTAGGCCAGCCGCAAGCGACAGGGCCAAGTCACGCGGACAGCAGGATGTCCGATAAGCAGGTCGCATGCCTCCGCCCCTGCGGCAAGGAGGACACCCCTACGTCCTAACTGACAGTGGGCAGGTGGCGGCTAACCCTAGCCTTCGGGCTGGGGATTAGTCGCCGTCCACCCGCAGCGAGCCTTCAAACAGTGAGCAGGTTTCTTTCACAGATCGCTTTTTCACCAAAGGAGTGATGGGTATGGCTGGATTCATGGCGCAGGCGTTGGGCGTTCTTCTCAAAGAAAACAAGGGGTTGGTGGATGCCGCCAAAAGACTGGGCGGGCTGGCCGCTTGTCGTCAGGAGAAGTTTGAGCACAGCGTGGACTTGAACACGAAAGAGGAGTCGCATCGGTACGTCATCGCGTTCGCCACTGAGGAGGACGCAGAGAACTTTGCCCATGCCGTGTGGGACATCGTGGATTTGACAGCGGAGAGGGGCGATGAGTGATGGACGCAAAGAACTGTCGTCGTTCGCCGCCGAGTACGGCTTCTGTGCGGTGTGCTGGGGCCGAGAGTCCCTGCACATCCACCACTTGCAGCAGGGGGCCGGTCGCTCCCACGACCGCAGGAACCTCCTGCGGCTCTGCATGTGGTGCCACGAAGGGCTGCACTTTGGCGGCAAGCACGACCTCAAGAAAGGCATGCTGCTCACCGCCAAGCGAGAGGTTGACGACGCCAACTACGACCCGTCGTGTCTGGCTTCGCTCCGTCTCAAGAGGCATCTCGGATACGGCCCGGAGCGGTATCCGGTGCGTGTGTTTGTGTTTCGCAGGAAGAACGGAATCCCGAAGGAGTTGAAGGACATGGCGATCAACAGCCGGCAGAAGGGCAAGCGTGGAGAACTGGAGGCAGCGGCCGAGTGGAACCGTCTGGTGCCGCAGGCCCACTCGCGTCGGTCGCAGCAGCACAGCGGAACCGAGTCCGCCAGCGACCTCATCTCTCCTGGCACGCCGCACTTGTGGATGGAGGTGAAGCGGGTTGAGCGTGGGCTCAACCTGCACGCCGTCATGGAGAAGTCCCGTGAGCAGTGCGGCGAACTCTGCCCGGTGGTGCTGCACCGGCAGAACGAGAAGGAGTGGCTTGTGACGTTCCCGCTGGAGCAGATCAAGCGGTTCGTGCAGCAGGTGCAAGGAGCAATGTGATGAACGCACGGGTCATCGACTGGGACGGAGACGACGGCGAGGAGGAGGAAGTCCACAGTCCGATCCCGGACAAGGACGGCTGGGTCAATCTCAAGGAGGGCAAGGGCGATGCGGGTAACGCTGGAGTGGTTCGAAGTCAGCCGAGCGGCGCTGGTGGGCGTAAGCCGAAACGTCGAGGCTCTGCGAAAGGGTCTGCAAAACGCCCGTCCCACAAACGAAAACGACTGGCACGTTCACATTCTCGGCGCTCTCGGTGAGTGTGCGTTTGCCAAAGCAACCAACCGGTACTGGAACGGCAGTGTCAACACCTTCAAGTCAGGCGGCGACGTGGGCGACAGCATCCAGGTGCGCACGCGATCCAAGCACTTCTACGAACTCATCGTGCGGGACGGCGACAGAGACACGGACGTGTTCGTCCTCGTCACTGGCGGCCCTCACGAGTTCACCATTCGTGGCTGGATGCCTGCGTCGGAGGCGAAGCAGCCGAAGTTCAAGGCCAACTACGGCGGATACGGCGATGCGTATTTCGTCCCGCAGTCGGCGCTGCGTGCGATTGACCCGCTTGTGTGCAAGGAGTGCTAGAGCATGAACACCACCACGATGCAGACCTACACCGGAAAACTGATCGACCTTGCGAACTTCCGCGAGGAGGACGTTCGACTGCCTGACATCTCGCACGCCCTGTCCATCATCAACCGCTTCACCGGGCACAGCAAAGTGCCGTACTCGGTGGCCCAGCACAGCGTCATGGTGAGCCGGCTGACGCAGCCAGAGAACGCACTGTGGGGGCTGCTGCACGATGCCAGCGAGGCGTACCTGGGAGACGTAGCCACGCCCCTCAAGAACTGCCTGCCCGGCTACCGGGAACTGGAGGAGCATGTCCAGCGGACGATTGCCCGCGTGTTCTACCTGCCCTGGCCTATGCCGTCGGACGTGAAGACGGCGGACCTGCGGGCGCTGATGGGCGAGAAGCGGGACATCGTTCCCGGCACTGCCGACTGGGGGATCGACGTGGAGCCAGCGTGCGGGCCCATCAACCCGTACTGCTGGACGCAAGCCAAGACGTTGTTTGAGGACCGCTACAAGGAGTTGGTGCCATGACGAAGGTGACGCATGATCGGACGGTGAATTACGCCAGTGGGGCCGTGAGGTCGAGCGATGCGGAGGCGACGAGGTACGACCTCATCTCCCCCATCGGGCTCGCTGCGGTGGCGGCGGCGTGCGCTGAGGGGGCTGAAAAATACGGGGACTACAACTGGGAGAAGGGCATGCCGGCCAACGACATGCTGAACCATGCCCTGCGTCACATCTACATGTTCCTCTCCGGCAACCGGGACGAGGATCACTTGGGCCACGCCGCCTGGAATCTGATGGCGGCAATCCACTCGCTCGAGGTCTGGCCGCACCTCAACGAAGGGACTCTCCGGAGCGGCTACTGCGAGGCACCGACAAAGTAATGATTGCCGTCGCCGTAATGGACTACGACGACGAGAACATCGTTGAAGAGTGCGAGACTGGATGGAAACGGTTTTGCGCTGAGGTTCTCGTTCGGACCCAATACCACGTTCGTGAACTGTGCCTCCGCCATCGGCGGCTGGGGTACAGCCAGATGATCCCCTCCACCCGTAAGGAGTGGGAGATTCTGCGACGGCAGGTGGCCGCCTACCGGTGGGCATTTGAGGGCACGGGCGGCCTGTTCACATTCGACCAGACGTGCCTGGATTTGGGCCTCGACCCGGAGATTGTGCGGCGAAAACTGCTGTCTCTGTGCCGGCCTGAGCGGGACATAAATCTTTTGGTGAAGTGGGTCGCCCGCCAAAAGGAGAAGCCGTATGCCGACCGTAGCCCAGAAGGTAAGGATGCTCGTGGATTGGGCACCGGCCTTGTCGCTGCTGTCCGAGATTTCCGCAGCCGACACGGCCAAAGAGCGGGCAGAAGGGGCGCTCAAACTCATGCGGTTTGTCGCTACCAAGACGGCCACGCCCATCGACGACGACCTCTGTGAGCGGGTGGAGGCGTGCCTCCTGAGCCCGCAGGGGGAGGAGTTGTTCCGGTACATCGTGGCCCTGGTCACGGCTGTGTCGCAGGCGGAGGTGGACTGATGGGTCTGTATCTGATCGCCGCTGCCGCGTTTGCGGTGGCTGCGGGAGCGTCCGCCCTGCCGTACCTGACTGCGGCCCGGTCGCCGGGAGTCTCGCCGGTTGACCGGGCCGGGTGGGTGAATCGCCTGTTCGTCCTTGCGGAGCAGGCGGAGGAGGCTGGGGAGGTGGCAGTGGCGTCGGCGGCACGGTCGCTGATCGCGGCCCTGGTGGCAGAGAAGGAACTCCCGAAGAAGGCCCGGTAGTCATGGCACGAACGGTAGCAATCTGGGCTGGCCTGCTGATCGGCATTGGTGCCATGACGGCGACCGTCTTGCCGGTGGCTTCGGTGGTGAAGCCGGTCGTGCCCGAGCCGTCTGGTGTCCTGGCTGGCGTGAGCCGTGCGGACGCGGAGATACTGCGGCAGTTCCACGCCGCCGTCGCGGACATTGTGGTGCGGGACGACTTCGCCAAAGACCCGGTGTTCAAGACGGTGTTCGACCTCCGGAACCGGTACAAGTGCGCCCTGTCGATGGCGTTTGAGAACACTGGCATGGTCGGCCGGTACGCCGGGTTGGGCTCGCGGCTCGATGAGTACCTGCTCGCGGCCGTCGGGGACAAAGACCTTCCGCTGACTCCCGAACTCCGGCAGTCCGCAGCCCGAGCGTTCACGGCCATCAAGTAGGTGGGGCATGACTGACTTCTATGCCTCGCCGGAGGACATCGTTCGGGCGTACAACGACGGGCTCGTGGGCTCGTACTGCGACCCGGATGCGACCGCCAGTCTGCTGCGGTCCCTTCCCATGCCGCTGTTTGGCAGCACGCTCTCTGGCAGCGGGGCCGGCAAACTGTCGCTCGCCTACAAGGCGGTCGTCCACTGGGAGACGGCGACAGGCCGCAAGCCCTACGACGAGACGCAGACGACGGGCGATTGTGTCAGCCATGCCGTGCGGGGTGCGGCGGACGTGGCCCGAGCCAACGACCCAGACCTGCACTCGACGGAGGACTGGGTAGACCGCACGGCGACGGAGCCGTTGTACGGGGCACGCGGCCATGGCGGGCAGGGGGCGACCTGCTCTCGCATCGTGGAGTGGGCGCACAAGACCGGCGGCTTGATGCTCCGCAAGAAGTACGAGTCGCTCGGGCTCGACCTCACGGAATACGACGCATCAGTCGGCATGCGGTGGGGTTCGCGTGGCGTTCCGTCAGAGGTGACGAGCGAGGCGAAGAAGCACCAGATCGGGACGATCAGTCTCGTGACGACATGGCAGCAGGCGAGGGACGCCATCGCCAACGGATACGGTCTGGTGTGCTGCTCAAACGTCGGGTTCGCCGGGATGCGGCGGGACAGCGACGGCATGATCCGCCCGTCTGGGACGTGGAACCACGCGATGCAATGGCACGCGGCGGACGACACTCGTCCGGGAGACTGCCGGTTCGGTGTACAGAACTCGTGGGGATGGAACGCTCACACCGGCCCGAAGGTGCATG